TGACGCTCTGCCCAGTCTGCGGGGATTTTCAGTTTGATGACAGATCGCTGACTATGAGGAACACCAACTGCCTTTGAACCAGCGCCTCTGAAATTTGCTTCGCCACCTGCGCCTGACATAGAAGCATATGCGTGCGCTGTTCTAGCATCGGGTGTAGTAGAATACATCCCAGTCTTAGGGTCAGGTTTATTGATACCTGACTTTAACATCGACTGAACATTGCGGTCATGGGTGCCGTGATAGAGAATGTAGTGATCACCTTCTCTCCACCACCCACGACGCTTAGTCGTTTTATCAAATGGTAGTCTCTTAGCTTCTACCTGTTCTGTTAACCATCTTTTGAACGACATGGCCACCTCTGTATTCTGTAGCCATATTTATGAAACCTTTAGCTCACCATCAACCATAGTTAGCTCAATAGGCTTACGATTGGTCCGAGTATAGTCACGTCCACCATCGATAAATGCAGAACCATCGCTGCTGGTGCGATAATCGTGACGATAACCACTCACCACAATCTCACCGCTATCTGCGACCACACCTAAGATTGAATCGGAGAAAGCGGACTCTGCATTGCAAATATAGACATGACCATCATGACTAACATATACACCGAAATAGTGGCTATGCGATGGGTCCTTTAGCACAGGCTGATAGAATACTTCAACCGGGTGCAGACTCCACCCACCATCTTTGGTCTTAACAGCCCAAGCACCAATATATTTGGCGTTATACATTTGTTCTACAACATCTGTCTTGAGGCTGTCATAGAACTTTTCTGGGAGCTTGATGTTCATTGTTCGACCAACCTATAACAAAAGAAAGCCATTGGCCCCACAGGCAGCGAATCAAACGCACCTGCATTACCAACTCTAGCCATTGACTCGCACTGCTCCTTATTTGAGGCATATAGTGCAATTCGATTAGGCTCAGAGCCTTCAGAGAACATCACACTTACGGCTAATAGTACCCACATCATCTATTTGATCTCCACAAATATTTGTCATTACCAGTTGCTTGTGCCCACCTATTGAGAAGAGGCTTCTCCATTTCATAGGCCTCTTTTTCCCAAGGGTGATCATCATATGATACCTGCTTACTGTCGACCCTTTGACCCTTCCATGTCACCAGATCGCAGTTTTGAATATGATCGTATAGCTCACGTCTGGCAAATTGCTTTACGTGAATTAATTCATGCGCCAAAGTCTTTAGTGTTCTCTTGCGAGATGGACCAGCATAGAGACGCACCGTAAATTCTTTTGGGCGTCTATTGTCATCGGTCCACTCACAGTCGCCATAGATGCACTCAGACTTTAGCAGATCCTTCACCAGTTTTATTCTGATGGTTAGGGTGTCAGACAGACGATGGTTCATCAGGTCACATACCATCCACCTAGTCGCATCGCGGACAAGATTTCTGTAGGCCTTATTGTGGCCTCGAACGGTAATATGCGGACCTGACTTTACCATACATTTCCCTATCTAACAAGGTTATTGTATCAGGCACCCTTCACATTGTCAATGGCTAAACGTATATATCAATGCCAGCGTTTCTTTGGCTGTGAATACCATTCAGGCTCAACTGGCTCGTCAATGGCTTCTTTCTTGGCTCGACGCTCGCGGCGCTCGTCTCGCCAATCACGATTGTAATCTCTACTTTCATAAAAGCCATGATCATCGTCATCATCATAACCACTACGTTCATTCTTACGACTCTTACCCATGTTACACCTTTAGACCCGAGAAATCCTTTCGACCCATCTTTTTGGTCGTCCAGCCCATCTTATCTTCCTCATCACGGCGCTGACCAAACTGTGTCTTATCCATGACGGGACGATCCTCCATGATGTCTGCTTGGGCTGATTGCTCAACATCATAGAGCCGCATTTTTTCTCTATCGACACCAATGACGAACCTACGATTAGCCGCAGGGTCGCTGTATCGATTCTTAAGCTGCTTGACCATAAACTGACTAAGGTCTTGAAGTTCCTCGGTAGAAATTAGCGCGATCATGAAATCTGCTGTTGCCGGCAGACCAAATGATTCTGAGGTGTCTGTCAGTTCAACATCGGAGCTGGAGTAGCCGGTTCGTGTCGTCTGTGTCGCAGACACAATCGGTAGATTTCGCTCTACAGCCAGACCTCGAAGTTCTTCTGCTATAGACTTGATGTAGGTATAGCTATTCACATTCGAACCTGTCTTGATACGTGATGACATGCAGATATTTAGATAATCGATGTAAATAATGTCAGGTACGAATGATCGCTTAAGATTAAGCTCATTAAGCAGGTGTCGGAAGTGACCTGCATGGGCTGATGCAGTTGGGTATTCTTTGATGATCAGTTTACCAGTTGTCTTTGATCGAATACCAGCAATCTTCTTTTCGTAAAGATCGCGCGGCAGAACCTGCAGGTCAGGGATTGGTACGTTGAGAAGATTTGCGTCGATTCGCTCAGCAATCTTCTCCTCGGCCATCTCCATTGTGATATACAATACGTTCTTACCAAGCATCAGATTGGCAGCTGCCATATGACACATTGCAAGTGACTTACCGACACCCGTGCCTGCGAGAATGATATTCAGAGACTTGCGCGATAGACCACCGCGAGTGATCTTATTCATTAGCTCAAGGTCGAAGGGGACCTTCTCTTCGACGCGATGATAGAAGTCATATCGATCTGTGTAGTCATCAATAAAGTCATGACCGATATGTGCATCGAAAGATACGGCCAGCGCGTCCGTAAGAATTTGAGGGATCGAACCCTTGCCTCGATCCTTGTCCTTACCATCAAGAATAGTGATGCTGTCCATGATGGCATTATAGACAGCACGCTCTTGGCAGAACTTCTCAGTCGCATCGACAAGCCATTCCTTATCGACAGGCTCAGGTGGCGACAAAGAATTAATGGCATCAAGTACTGCTTGATGCTCCTTGTCACCGAGTGACTTTACGCTGTCAATCTCGATGGCAAGGGCTTCACGACTCGGTAGAGAATTATACTTCTCAACAAAGGTAGAGATATTAGAGTAGATCAGCTTTTCAGCTGCATCATTGAAATACTTCTCACTTACGAAAGGCAGAACCTTGCGCGCATATTCTTCATCATGAACCAGATGCCTCAGCACCGTCGTTTCGATTCGCATTATTCATCTCTGCGGTTGTTAGAACTACGTGATACAAAATAGAAGCTAGAACATGCTCAAAGTCCTTAAGCATGTCCGGTGTCTGTTCCCAGGTAGAAGTTAAAATCTTATAGGTGAAGGAGAGGGTTGCATTACCCTCACCATCATCCATATCATTTACCTTGACTGTCTGAAAATAGAAATTGGTACCAGCAAACTTACCATTCGTAATACCGAAGCATAGATGGTCCGTCATCGACGGCTCATCTATGACAGTATACTCAGCCAACGGCTGATTCGGTATCTTCCTCTTCATCTTCATTCTCCGTCATCTGACCTTGACCATACTTAAATTCCTTACCTGCTGCGGCATCAATCGCATCAAGCAAACTCTTAGTGAAGAACCGCTCCGGGTCTTCTTCGATCTGCTTACCATACCACTTACCGCCGTCTGGCATTTCAAATCGATTTGATACCTTCTTGATTATACCATGTTTCTCAGCCAAGTCAAGAAGTCCGTAGTACCTATTCAGGCCGTCATCATAAGAAAGCCTCACATCAATTGACTTGTTCTCTTTAGTAAAGCGACTCTTGGCCAGGCGACAATGAATAATGTTGCCCACAACTTCTGTGCCGTCACGATCCTTCTTCTTAGACAGGAAGACAATCTGCGAGGCCGCATACTTCAGACCTTCGCCACCACCCATGTCCTTTGTGGGAACATATGCACCGATCACATTGAAAATATGATTTGTCACCAGCAGCGACACATTGGCACGGGCCAGCTTAAGAGACAGCGCACGGAATGCACCGCGAATAAGCTGCGACCGAGTCATGTCGCGGGTGTTCTTACCCTCAGAGATATCTTCCATCTCTTTTTCAGTCGAAAGCTGACCAAGCGAGTCAAGTACCATGAGCATCTTCGGGCGCTCCTTCTCAGGCACCTTCAGATAGTTGTCAAGAATACGCATCGCATGTGTGCGGAAGCCCTGCACAGTAGCCTGCTCTGAAATGACAACGCGGCGCGGGTCAATGCCGCGCGCGACAAACATTTCCTTTGTCACGGCTGCTTCGGTATCATAGTAGATGACACCAGCATCAAGATTATCCTTAAGAAATTGCTGTACCAGACCAAGAACGAAGAACGTCTTACCAGTTGCGCTCTCGCCAGCAAACACTGTGATCTTGTTGTTAGGTACACCACCATAGATGCTACCAGATAGTGCAGCATTCAGCAGGTATGAACCCGTGTCCATCGTGCCCGCAAATTCTGATGAATGCAGACCATCATCTGCAATGTGTGTATCAACATCTGCGATTTGCTTTACCATATCGCGGAAGAAATCTTTACTCATGTATTATCTCCTTGTGTCTTGGTTGATTTGAATTCTGTCATATAGCT